GTCGAGGTACGCCGTCATGTCCACCCCGCCCGCGTCCAGCAGGTCTATGTATATCTGCGTCACGGAGCCTACCGTGGCGTTGTTGAACCGGAACACGCCCGTGCCCGGGTCGCTGTCCGTCGTCGTCGTGCTGAAATCGTAACGAAGTCCGGCGCTGTCGCCCTTGGAGCCTTGTGCACCGGTATCGCCGGCATCGCCCTGATGCCCCTGCGCGCCTTGTGCGCCGGTGGAACCCGTTGCGCCTTGCGTGCCCTGTGGGCCGGTGGCACCGGAATCGCCCTGCGGGCCGGTGGCACCGGTGGAACCCTGAACGCCTTGCGTGCCCTGATGCCCCTGCGCGCCTTGCGCACCGGCTGTGCCGGCATCGCCCTGGAATCCCTGCGTGCCCTGTGGCCCCTGCGCACCGACGTTGCCGGCCCGAGCGAATGTGAGCACACAGGCCTCCGAGTTGGAAGGCAGCGCGCCGCTCAGGTACGTCACCCCGATCTTGCGGTAGCCCGTGGCCGTCGTCACGCTGTCCACCTGGAACACCAGATAGGTCGTGTCCGCCGGGTCGTTGCTGTTGATCAGCAGGTGCCCCTTCACCGTGTTGCTGCTGTCGTCCCACGTGTCGAGGTACGCCGTCATGTCCACCCCGCCCGCGTCCAGCAGGTCTATGAATATCTGCGTCACGGAGCCGACCGTGGCGTTGTTGAACCGGAACACGCCCGTGCCCGGGTCGCTGTCCGTCGTCGTCGTGCTGAAATCGTAACGAAGTCCGGCGCTGTCGCCTTTCGCGCCTTGTGCACCGGTATCGCCCTGATGGCCTTGCGCACCTTGAGCACCGGTAGAACCTTGAGCGCCTTGAGTGCCCTGAGCGCCTTGAGGCCCTTGTATCGGGCCTACGTTGTTCCATGAATCACCGTCCCATGCGTATCCGTCGCCATCGGCTTCTACGATGTACAAGTCGCCGACAGATGCTCCGCCAGGCAAGTCGCCGACAGTTGGTACAGTTCCTTTCAGGGTGATGCCGGTGCCGGCAGTACCCTGATTGCCTTGTGTACCTTGGGCACCAGTATCGCCTTGTACACCTTGTGTGCCTTGATTGCCTTGTGCACCTTGAACGCCTTGATTGCCTTGTGCGCCTTGAACGCCTTGCGTACCCTGTGGACCCTGCGAACCGACGTTGCCGGCACGCACGAACGCGAGCACGCACGCCTCCGAGTTGCTCGGCAGCGCGCCGCTCAGGTACGTCACCCCGATCTTGCGGTAGCCCGTGGCCGTCGTCACGCTGTCCACCTGGAACACCAGATACGTCGTGTCCGCCGGGTCGTTGCTGTTGATCAGCAGGTGCCCTTTCACCGTGTTGCTGCTGTCGTCCCACGTGTCTATGTACGTCGTGAAATCAACGCCGCCGGCGTCCAGCAGGTCAATGAATATTTGCGTCACGGAACCGACCGTGGCGTTGTTGAACCGGAACACGCCCGTACCCGGGTCGCTGTCCGTCGTAGTCGTGCTGAAATTGTATCGTAGCCCGGCGCTGTCGCCCTGTGCGCCTTGGGTGCCTTGTGCGCCGGTATCGCCTTGCGTGCCTTGGGCGCCTTGCGCACCAGTAGAACCGGTAGCGCCTTGTGTGCCTTGAGCGCCAGTAGCGCCAGTGTCACCCTGCACGCCTTGTGTACCCTGTGCGCCGGTATCACCCTGCACGCCTTGTGTACCCTGTGCGCCAGTTGCGCCTTGTACCCCTTGTGTGCCTTGTGTACCAGTAGCACCTTGAACGCCTTGCGTACCCTGTGCGCCCTGCGCACCTACATTGCCGGCGCGCACGAACGCGAGCACACACGCCTCCGAGTTGGCCGGGAGCGCGCCGATCAGGTACGTCACCCCGATCTTGCGGTAGCCCGTGGCCGTGGTCACGCTGTCCACCTGGAACACCAGATAGGTCGTGTCCGCCGGGTCGTTGCTGTTGATCAGCAGGTGCCCCTTCACCGTGTTGCTGCTGTCGGCCCACGTGTCGAGGTACGCCGTCATGTCCACGCCGCCCGCGTCCAGAAGGTCTATGTATATCTGCGTCACGGAGCCGACCGTGGCGTTGTTGAACCGGAACGCGCCCGTGCCCGGGTCGCTGTCCGTCGTCGTCGTGCTGAAATTGTACCGTAGCCCGGCGCTGTCGCCTTGTGCGCCTTGTGTGCCCTGTGCACCCGTATCGCCCTGAACGCCTTGGGTGCCCTGTGCGCCTTGCGCACCAGTAGAACCGGTAGCGCCTTGGGTGCCTTGCGCGCCGGTGGAACCTGTAGAGCCTTGCGGACCCTGTGTGCCGGTAGCGCCCTGTGCACCAGTTGCGCCCTGTACGCCGGTAGCACCTTGAACGCCTTGAGGGCCTTGGGCACCGGTATCGCCTTGGGCACCCGTAGCACCGGTATCGCCTTGTGCACCGGTAGCACCGGTATCGCCCTGCGGGCCAGCGGTGCCTGTATCACCTTGAACGCCTTGCGATCCTTGCGCACCAGTTGTACCTTGAGCACCTTGTACACCTTGCGGACCTTGATGGCCTTGTACACCTTGCGCGCCTTGTGCACCGGTAGCACCTTGCGAACCTTGAGCACCTTGCGCGCCCTGTGCACCTTGAGGGCCTTGAATCGGGCCGGTATTATTCCAGGAATCACCGTCCCATGCGTAGCCGTCGCCATCGGCGGTTACGATGTACAGGTCGCCTACTTCAGCGCTTACTGGCAAGTCTCCTACTGTAGCCACGGTACCTTTCAGGGTGATGCCCGTGCCGGGCACCCCTTGAGGGCCTTGCGTACCGGATGGGGCAATGACTGCCCGAACAACCGGTGCTGTGACTGATATGGAGACTTCTTGCGGCATCAGTAGGTGAATTGCTTGAGTGTTTTCAGGGTGCCCCACGACACGGTACGAACCGTGCCGCCAAGGCTGATTTCCACGTCGTAGTGGTAGGTATAGTTCTGGTCGAGCGGCTCGGTGTCGGACGACTCGAGCGAAACGCTGATCACGTTGTCGTTCACGGTGATGCCGTCGCCGATTCCGAGCGAAAGCACCAGCGAGTCGTCGGCGCGCCGCAGGTGCATGTTCACGTCGTACCCAGTGAGGTCGTACGGTGTGCCGTCCTCGTATTCAAGGGTGATGTTGAATTGCGCCGAGTCGCCGCGCGGGAGGTCTTGAAAGTGGGCGATTGCGGGTGAAAAAGAAATCACTTGAGGGTCTGTCGTCATTTGCTGCTGCGTTTTTCGGCTTGTGCGGCCGGTGGTGGTTGTTTTTCTGCACGTTGTGCCGTTGTTGTGGCAACGGGCACGGCATGACCTCCTTGAATGAGGTCGCGTGCTATTGATTCTGGTGCATCAACTTCCTGACCCGCAGCGAAAGTGTATTCCGTGCCCGCGACAGACGTAATTAGTCGAATTTTTACATATCCCATGCGCTAAAATTTTCCGGCAGGCCTGCACGACAGGCCTGCCGGTATTTTTGAAAAATCAAGCGGTAATCAGGTACTTGATCGCCGCGGTATTCAGGCACTCGCCATCCCAGCGCATGTGGCCGACGAAGCCCACCAGGCCGTTGTCGGCGTAGCGTTCGTTGAGCCGTACCACAAGCATGTTCTGTACCATGCGGATGACGTAGTAATTGAAGTCGCCAAAAAGCATCACCTTCTTTCCGGTGGTCAGAGCGCTGTCCATGCCCTGATTGATCCAGTAGGGCTTGCCCAAAATGGTATCAGGTTCGCCTTCACGGACGCTCGGTAGCCACAGCGGGGTGGCATCGCCGGAGCCGAGTTGAAGTTTTTTGATCGCCGCCAAAATGCTGTCGTGCAGCATGAAACCGCACGTTGAACTTTGGCGGTATGCCGGGTCAACGGAGTGAAGCAGATCCATGATTTCGGCGAACGTGATTGCCGTGGCGGATGCAGCCGTTTTACCGAGCGATGCGGCTGTAACAACACCGTTGGGCTGCGACGAACCGGAGCCAGTGGTGCAGGATGTGTTCAAGGCGCGGCCAAAGCGCGGGGCAAAGACGTTGCGGACTTCTGCCTCAAGGTCGAAGGCGCTGTCCTGCATGAGTTCAAGCGAAACCTTCGTCTGTGTGCTGTACTTGTAGGCATCCAGTTGCTTCTGGCCGAAGGTGATGTCCTGCACGGTGATTGCAGAAGCCTCTGTGATGAGATTGGCTTCTGTGGTCGTGTCGTCTTCGGTCGGAATGTACAGGACGTTGCCGGATTCGGTGTCGAGCATGCGGGCCACCTGGGCAATGCCAGAGTATGCTTTCATTGCGCGAATGAGTTCGGGCAGGAAGCCAGTCGGCACGGTGTAGCCGCCCAAAGTGGTGGTGCCCACGACCTGATTGCTGGTGCCACGGATTTCGTTGAGCACCGCGCGCTCTTCCGGCGAAAGGGCATTTTCTCCGCGCACGAACCACGTTTTGAACGCCGCCCGGTAGTCGTCGGCTTTGGAAGATGTGACGTGCTCGCGCCGGTCGGCGGTGTCGAGAAATTTGGCGGCTTCATCGCGCTGAATTTTGTCGAGGCGCTCTTCCTGCTCAATTTGTTTGCTGAGCGCGCGCTCGTCGGCTTCGGCCCGGTCGAATTCGGCATCGTATTCGTCGGTGCTTTTGCCTTCTTTCATGGCGGCAATAGCCTTTTTTCGGGCCTCACGCATTTGTTCGATGATGCCCTTGCGTTTCTGCCTGAGTTCCGTGATTGTCATGGTGTGTGTGTTATTTGTGTGAGTCATCCCCGTTCCAAGGCTTCCAGAATGCGGTCGCGATGTGTCGGGCTTGGTGTGTCTGTGTGATCAGGTGTGAATGTGGTATCGCTGTTCGGCATGCTCCTGATAGCGACTGTGGTATCGGGGTAGGCCGGGTATGTGACCGGCGAGACATCGAAAAGCCGCTCTACTTTTTTGATGCGGCGGGTGTATGTCGGATTGCCTTTTTCGTCTTTTTTGGTCTCCCACGCCTGCTCCTTTACGGTGAAGGCAAAGGACGACTGTGACACGTCGCCGCGTTCGAGCATGACGGCCAGATCGCGCCCGTAGGTGGTGTCGGGCAATGAAAACTCGTAGCGGAGGCCCTTTTCGTCTTCTTCTACGCGCAGGGTGCCGCTGGCGGTGCGTGCGAGAATCTGGTTTGGGTCGTGGTTGAACAGGGCGCGCACGTCGCTTGTGCCGATGGCTTCGCGAAATGCCCCTGCTTCGATGATTTCGATGAAGCCCATGTCCTCGCTGGGCGAATTGAACAGGGCAGCGTACCCGGTTACCGTGGTACGCTTGTCGCCTTCTTCGCCTTCAGGTGCTGCACGCATTTCGATGGTGAACACGCGGCGCTCCAAGCCTTCGGGCTGCGGCTGCTTATTGTGCTGCTCCGGTTGTATCTCCTTGCTCATCTTGTTTCGGTTGTTGTGGCTGATCGCTGTCCTGTGCGGGTTCGCCGGTGATGGTTTCGTCGGTAAGCGGGGCCATGTTGAGCGGCGTCAGGAATACTTGCCCGAGGCCGTCAGGAATTCGGTTTCTGTTTTCGAGTTCACGGGCTTCGTCGCGGTTCATTATGCCCCACTGGATTGCCTTGGTGTAGGCTTCCATGCGGGCCTTGATGTCGCCGCGCAGCATGCCTTCTACGTTGAAGCGGAAAAAGTGCGAGTCCTGCAGATCGCTCGGCAAGAGTTTGCGGTTCAGTTCTTGCTCCCAGTTTTTGAGCCATGGCAGGAGGGTATGTTTCACGAATTCGAGCGCCTGGTGTTCGATGTTCGAAAATGTGGCGCGTTCGAGATCGCCGATCATGTGCGGCGGGACCCGATAGGCTCGTGCGATGTCGAGCGTGGTGAGTCGTGCGGTGTTGATGAACTCGGCATCCTGCGGAGTCAGGGATACGGTGTTGAACGTCAGTCCGTTTTCGAGCACCGGAAACTCGCCTTTCTGTACAGGCTCCTTGAAGTTGCGCCGAACGTTGTCTACCTGCTCTGGCGACAACTTGTTCGGGTGGGCAAGGAAGCCGCGCAGGCGCCCGCCGTTTTTCTGGATGTTGGCCACGTAGTCGCGGTTGCCAAGTCCGATGCCGATGGTGTCGCGCAGGAGGTTGATGGGGCTACGGCCCACAATGCCGTCGAGCGAGAGCGCGGCAATGTGCAGCATTTCGTAGGGCTTGAGCACTTCGCGCTTTCCGGTTTCGCCGTAGGCGGCGTTTGGCCGCACTTCGTAGAACAGGTTGCCCTGGAAGAAAAAAGGGGTGCAGTAGTCCGGGTGCACGATGCGCAGTTCGCGGGCGCCGCCTCGACCGTCGCGAATGATGCGGGCATAAGCATTGCCGCGCATGCCGAGGTGGAACTGGAGGGTGCTGCGAAAGTTGTAGGAGGTGTACAGTTCCGAGGGTGATACGGACACAAGCCGGTGTTCGGGCCTACGGTTGGCGGGGCTTACGTCGCCGCCGTCGCGCTGCTGATACAGGCCGATGGGGAGTTGGGCAATGGATTCGGCAAGTACGCGGTTGCAAGCGTACACGGCGGCAAGTGTGAGTGCGGTTTCGTCGTTGACAGGTACGCCGGATTTGGACTGATTGCCGCCGAAAAGATCAAACAACCAACTTGACGGGTTTTCCAAGCCGCTCTGGCTGCTGCGCTGGCCGTACATTTGTAGCCTGTAGCGCTCGTTGATCGTCATTTGCCCATGCGTGAACATCGGGGCAAATAAATACACATTTTGTGCCTTTTAAAGGCGCAAGTGTTTACAAAATGTTTTTAAAAATGGGGGATGGCACAAAAAAAGCCCGCGCCGGTTATGGCGGGGGCACGTCCGCCCCGCTGTTCGCCCCCATTTTCTTGCCGCTTCGGTGCGCACCGGCTGCGGGTTCAGTTAGGCAGGTATATGGGCGGTTACAATCCGTATTTTTCGATGACCTTGTGCCACCGATTGCTTGCTGCCCCACCGTCAATGTCGGATTTCGATCCGAAATCGTCGCCGCATTGAGCGACCGCATTGGCGTGTGCCACATTGATTTCTTCGGCTATATTAGCTGCTTCTCTCCAGGGCAATGCCTCTGCAATTTTCTTTTTGTGACGGTGGTGTGTTTGTCCGGTGCGGACAACAGCAGCGCCGTAATGGCTGCCAAATACATCGTATAGTTCCATTTTTTAAAATTTTACCGGCGTTAAAAATCCGCACACACAGAACTGCCGCAAACCCTGTATGTGCCTTGCGCTGATTCGGCAGCGCAGACCGTTACTTTTCAAAGTAGACCGAAAAATCAAAGTAGTCGTAAACCTGCCGCCACTCTGGTTGCAGGTATTCAAACGTGCCGTCCACATCAATAATTTCCGGCTCCCGCCCTGGTATGTCTTTGCTTGCGAATATCGCCGGGCCATCCGGGTCGCAGGTGATGCGCCAACCGTCAATCTCGATGCACCCGAATGCGGCGCACAGGGCGCGGACAATTGCCGGGAAGTGTTTGCGGTGGCACTCCTGCCCGGCTGGCTTGCCGTCGGCCCAGCGGTAGTGTTTGCCGAGGGTGTTGCGCGGCAGTCCGGCGGCGGCTTCCAGCCCTCTGGCGTTGACCAGCGGGCGGATTTTGGTAAGGAAGTCGTGGAAGGTCATGCCTGAGACGGGTATTGCAAAAGTTGCTCAAATTCAGCGTCAAGGAATTTACCAGGCACAAATTCCGTCCCGGCAATTTTTGATACTGACACATCAAGCCGTTCAGATTCTGACCTGATTTGTTCCGTGTAGAAAAATGTTCCGTTGTGCTTTCCGCTTTCGAGCGAAAGACGGAAACCTTTTTTGTACATATCCTTGCAAATTTCAAGATTTGACATTGTTTTTCTTTTTTCGTCATTGCTTCATTGCTTTGACCGTACAAAGGTAAGTAATAATTTTTACTTGTCAATGCATTTTAGTAATTTTTTTTACTATTTTTTTCACGGGCACAAAAAAGCCCGCCGACCGCACATCATGCGGCAAGCGGGCAAGAATCGCCTAAGCGAACTACCGGGGGGACTACCCCGGTGTAGTCATTCGTCCGAAAGCATCGGTTCAATAAATTCAACCTCCGACACCGGCGCTGCAAATATAAGTTCAAGGCCTGTATCCCTGTCAAACACCGATACCCGGATGTATTCCGTGAACTCAACCCCCTGCACGGGGCTGTCGTGGTCAATCTTTATTTCCACGGCTCCTGCTCCGAATCGAAAGCCGTTGAGGTGCCGCCGCTCTTCGCAGGTGGCGGCAAGGTGTTCGCGAATGCGGGCGTTTTTTCTTCTCATTTAAAATACAGGATTGCCGATATTGATACCCAAACTAAGAAATTAACAACAGACCAAATCTTTGATTCCAACTCTGTCTCGTAGTGCTCCCATCCAAGCATTTTATATCTTGCTGCATAGTTCTTTACCTTGAATGATTGTTGTTTTCCAAACGTATTTATCGTCGGCAATTTGGCGTGGATCGGCTTTGAGTATTTCCAAAAATTGGAGATGATCACTCCACAATTTTCGGACCAGACAGCCGGCAGAATGCCCACCTACCGGGCCTCCGGTGTAGTGGGGGTTGGTAGAGTGCTGGTTGATGCCGTAGCCTTGTGCAATGATGTCGCCTTGCCGCTTGTGGTCCCGGTTTTTGTCGCGATGCACCAGCACCGGATCGCATTGCACCAGCGCAGGGTGCTGGTTTGGGTATTTGGCGTGGCGGTGGTATCCCATGCGCCAGGCTTGCTGCTGCCCCAACTTGATGCGCGCCACGCCGCCAAGCCGCCATGCTGCGGGGCTAAAGGTACTGGAAATTCCAGGGTCGGTAGTGGCCGGCGCGACAAATACCAGGTGCGGCACGCCTTCGGCATCGTGCTGGAGAATCAGGCTGAGATCGTTCCAGCCGTCCGGGTCGTTTTCGTTGAGCGTGAAATCGGTATTCATGCCCTCGATGTAGATGATGTTCCGGTGATCCGGGTGGATGTCGAGCACGAGAAATTGTGCGGCCATGTACTCGGCGATGCGTGTTGCAAGTTCGTCTTGTGTCATTTGTTTTGCGTGCGTTTTTGCAATCGCCGGAGCCGGCGATGCCGGCACAAGACGTTGCGGAATGAGACGTATGTTTTGTGCCGTTTGGCTCCGAATTGGCGAAATACTTCTGATTCGGCGCGCAGATATGCCACGTAGCATGTGGGCCGGTCGCCGGCCATCAGGTATTCCAGGTAAATTCTTTCGAATTGTTCGAAAGAGATAATCTCAGCGTGATTAGACATGTGATGTAGTAAGTTGCTGTAGTTACTACATGAGCCTTGAAGATTACAGGATTATGATGTCGGAATTGGGGCTGTAGGCTTCGGTGTACTGGTGTTTGTAGGTCATCCATTGCCCTACTGCCATTGCCAGGGCTACCATTCCGTCTACTTTTTCGCTCGATTTTGCTTTGTCTATCTTGATGTTTCCGTTGGTGTCTGAGTAGATCACGATGTTTCGATTCATCCACTCAAGCACGGGGTTTTGGCCGTGGTTGAGTTGGCGCCGCAGGATCATTTTTTCGATCTGCGAAAGTGGTGCGCTGAAATGGCCGGCGGTTTGGGTGAAACCTTCCATCCATTGTTCGGTCTGGGTGTGCGATACAGGGCCAATTTGCTCCAGCACATCTTTCACCAATTCCACGGCGCGCCACCGGTCGTATGCGCAGGAATGGAAGTTGTAGAGTTTAGTGCATTGAAGTAATTCGGTCAGGATGTAGTCGGTGTCAATGATGTCGCCGTCGGTCAGTGTCATCCAGCCATCGCGCGCCCACTGCATGTAGGGTATGCCGTCCAGTCTGGTGCGTTCGCGGGCATTGTCTTCAGGGCACCAGAATTTCATCAGGACATAGTGTTTGTCGCTTTCGGTTTCGCCCGGGAAAAACAGGGCCAGTGCAGTGATGTCCCGGTTTTTTGACAAGTCAAGACCGCCAAAACACAGGCGCCCTTGAAGTATTGACGGGGCGAATTTTTTGCCGGATGCGCGGAATTTTTCCGGGCTGATCCACGCTTGCCGCGACTGAACCCAGATGTTCAGGTTTTTGGTTTTGAAGTTGTTCTCTTTTTGCACGCCCTCGGTGATGGCTTTCTGGTATTCGCCGCGCAAGGCTTCCATGTTGATGCTGATGCCAAGTGATGGGTTTGCCTTAGGCCAGCATGATTCGTCTTGCCAGTTGTCGCCTTCGTCAAGGTCGTAGATGACGGCAAGCAGTTGTTCGTTCAACATGTCGCCGCTCAACATCTGCTTTGCGCGTTTCTCAAATTCGGCGCAAGGGCAGTTCGGGTTGTTTCCGGCCGTGGTGATGATCCAGGTCATCGGAGACTCGCGTTTCACCATACCAGATTCGATGACGTGAATCATGTCGTCGTTTGGGTGGGCATGGTATTCGTCAATCAGGCCGTAGAGTGGAGAAAATCCGTCCTCCGTGCGGCTGTCCTTGCCCAGGTATGTGACGTATCCGACGCCTTTTGTTTCGTAGATTCGAGAGACGGATGTGTCACACATTTCGGCCACTTCTACAAAATCCCGGCGTAAACGCTGGGCCATGGTTTTCTGGCGCGAAAAGCCGATTTTGGCCTGGTCTTTTTTAGTGGCAACCCAGTAAATCTGCGGGTCTTTTTCGGACTCGAAGAAAAAACCGATGTTGCCGACTCCTGCCAAAAACTCGGTTTTGGCGTTACCACGCGCCACCTTGATGTACACCTTTACAAACCGGCGCTTGTGGTCTTTTTTTCGGCGCCATCCGTATGCCATGTACAAAATTGCTGCCTGCCAAGGCATCAGCACGAATGGCTGATCGGTTTTGTCGCCGAAAGCAAGGCGCTGCAACTCGAATGCTTCAATCGCCTGCTCTGCGTGGGTTCTGGAAAAAAAATAGCCGAAATCCTTTCTTTTAGCCCTCTTCAAATCGGCTACATGCCTTTTGCAGGCAAGTTTTACCCATTTACCAGCAATCACCTTGCCTTCAAGTACCTGTTGGATGTATGTTTCGGCGCGTTTTGGCATTTATCACACCGCTTTTTTCAAAAGCCCTGCGGCGCGTGAAACTATTTTTCCAGATGTCGGCATGCTGATCCTGGAACGTGCAGCCGGCGAAAATCCGAATTCGTTGCACAATTGAATGTACGATTTCAAATGCTGCTGTGCTTGAGTGTGCGCCGGGTGAATGCCCCAGTATTTCACCTGTCCATTTTCATCCTCTACAGAATAGTACCGGCCTATTTTTGCCGCATCTGCTTCGGCTTTCACGTAATTCTCGAATTCGTGGCAAAGCATTGCCAGCACACCGAGGTCTGTTTTGTGCAGCATGCTCATGCGGTCAAGCATGTCTGTTTTTTCTGCCCACTCTTTTTTCCCATGTTGCCCAAGCCACTCTGGGGCATCAGGCAATGATTCAATTTTTGGAACAACTAGCGCAATTTGCTTTTCTCTTGATTTTTCGAGAGTGCCTTTTTTCTCTTTTTCTGCCCGTGATAATTTTGGGCGTCCACCTTTATTTCCTGTTGACATACCCCCCCCCTTGAGTTTTGCGCCTGCACACGCGCGGAGGCAGCGGCGATGTAGTCG